GAACAAATTGAAGATTTACGCTCGGTCGAGCAATACCTGAGAGATTCGGGACTGTCTCGCCGTGAGGCTTTGGCTGTTATCAGCAAGGTCAAAAGTCTGTCGCAGAGTGATTCTGTTGATGACATGAAAGAGATACGGGAAATGCTGTCCCGTAACACATCCATATTGTTAAACAGAGGTTAATATCATGAGTGACACACAGGAAATTAAAGACCTGCTGCATAAGCAAGGCGTCGCTTTCGAGGAATTGAAGAAAGCCAACGATGAAATGCTGAAAGCAAAGGCTGACGGCAAATCAGTATCAGAATTGCAGGAAAAGCTGGACAAAATCAATGCCGATTTTACTGCTCAGAAAAAGCATTATGATGAGCTGGAAAAGAAGGCTTTTCGCCCGAAAGACGGCGCAGATGAGTTCGTGACCGAAGACCAGAAGGCATACAAGAACGCGTTTAATCGCTTCTTGCGTAAAGGTGATACCGAAGGACTGAAAGACCTTCAGCGCAAGGCAATCAACAGCAACAATGATGCCGAAGGTGGTTATTTGGTTCTGCCGGAAATGGACAGGGCTATAGACCGTATCGCCCCGACTATCAGCGCAATGTACCGCCTGGCTGACGTTGTTACCATCGGCTCCGCGAAGTGGGAAAAGATGATGAAGACGTCCGGCATGTCGATGCGCCGTGTTGCTGACGGTTCGACCGGTGGCGAGACAACCGCGCCTCAGTACTCGAAAGTCAGTATCGAAGTTGAGACCGCAGAAGTTGAGCCGCGTGTTTACAACGAAACGCTGGAAGATTCATTCGTCAACCTGGAAATGGACTTGGCGGAAGAAGCCGGTATCGCGTTTGCTGAAGGCGCAGGGTCGGAGTTTATCTCTGGTAACGGCGTCGGTAAGGCTCGCGGCATTACTGCCTACACCAACGTAGCAAATTCAAGCTACGCATGGGGTAGCGTCGGTTATATTGTGACTGGTAAATCAGCGGCGTTTGCTTCTGTCGCACCGGCAGACAAAGTTATCAGCTTACAACATGCCCTGAAGCAGCAGTATCGCCCGGGCGCTGTGTTCCTGATGGCTGATTCTACCCTTGCGCTGGCTCGCCAGCTGAAAGACCAGAGTGGTTCATACTACCTCTGGAATCCAGACCCGTCTGCTGGTTTTGGCGGTCGATTCCTCGGCTCACCGGTTGAGATAGACGACAACATGCCTGCCGCTGCCGCTGGCACCTATTCGATGGCGTATGGCAATTTCAAACGTGCTTACAAAATCGTCAACCGCGCAGGCACATCCCTGATTCGTGACCCGTACACGGTCAAGGGTCAGACCTTGTTCAACTTCCGGCGTCGTTTCGGTGGCGGCATATTCAATTATGAAGCCATCAAGCTGCTGAAGTTTGCAACAAGCTAACCAGTAGTCAAACGCAGCAAATCAATCCATTGCGGGGGCGCAATCATCGCCCCCATTTTTTAGAGGAATAAAATCATGAGCGTCAGAGATTTACACAGTAATATCCGTACAAAAACCGTCATTTCCCCGCTGGCAATCGGCGCAAACGCAACCAAAACCGGCGTAATTATTGACCGGCAGGGTTACGGCGGCGTCGAGTTTATCGCTTCATACGGCGCAGTCACCACAACCGGCACAGTTGTCACCCTTGTAGTTAAGGATGGCGATGTAACCGGCACACTTACATCCGTTGCGGATACCTACCTACTCGGCACTGAGGCGCTGGCCAGCTTGCTAGCCGCCACCCCGCGCACGGCTGGCACCACAAAGGAAGTAACAAAGCGTCTCGGCTATGTCGGCACGAAGCGGTATGTTCAGGTAAACGCAGTACAGACCGGCACCACGTCGGTTGGCGTTGTAGGCGTGGCAGCTATTCTGGGCTACCCGGAACTGGCTCCGCAGACTAACCCGTAATATCGGAAATAGGGTAACTACTCATCCTAAGCGTCGCCGTGAGACTCGGCACTCTTTTAATTTCGGATGAGGAAATGACATGCTTTTATCAGGCGAAAGACAAGTATCACCATCAATCAGCGGTGTCCGTAAAGACCACGTAGCGCGTTATGAATTCGCAGCAAAATTACTACCACAAGGCAGCGTTGTTGCTGATTATGCTTGCGGCGTCGGTTACGGCTCTTACATTCTTGCGTGTTTAGGGCATACTGTAACTGGCTTTGATGTAGACGAAGAAACGCTGGAATATGCAAGGGCTAATTACAATTACCCCGGCCTTGAATTTGTCAAGAACGACGGCGAAAACCCGGATATAAAACTTCAATATGACGCGGCGGTATGCTTTGAGACTGTCGAGCATATACAAGACCCCCGGCCATTACTGAAGGCATTAAGGCAGTCATGTAAACAACTGATTGCCAGCGTCCCGAATGAGGATGTAATGCCGTTTGAAATGGAACCGGGCAAGACTTACGCGTTTCATCACAGGCACTACACCAAGAAAGAATTTAACGACCTGCTTATCGAGTGCGGATGGCAGGCCGTCCAGTGGCATGGTCAACTGACAGACGAATCAGACGTTGAGCCGGAAGTTAACGGCAGGACAACGATTGCAGTCTGCGAACCGGTCGCAATACCAGAAACCTTGCCAGAAAGACATATCGCCATACTTGGACTCGGGCCAAGTCTCGACCAGTACCTTGAATTGACGAAAAGGGCTGGCGGCAGGCATAAGCTATTCAACGAAACATGGGCGATTAATGCCCTCGGTGACGTGTTCGCATGCGACATTATTTTCCACATGGACGATATACGGATTCAGGAAATCCGCGCAAAAGCTAAACCACAGTCAAATATCGCGGCAATGGTAGACTGGATAAAACGCAGTCCCGTTCCGATAGTGACCAGCCGCAGTCACGAGGCATATCCGGCACTTGTCGAATTCCCGCTGGAAGACGTCCTGAATGACTTGGGGCATGATTATTTCAACAACACAGCCGCCTATGCCGTTGCGTTCGCTATCCATACAGGCGCGACAACTATCAGCCTGTTTGGGATGGATTACACATATCCAAACGTACACGACGCGGAAAAGGGCAGGGCTTGCGTGGAGTTCTGGCTCGGTCAGGCTCACGCCAAAGGGATAAAGATTAACCTGCCGAAAACCACGACGCTGATGGATTCGATGTATCCGAGAGCGTCCAGACTGTACGGATATGACACGCTAGACGTTCAGTTCAACGTACAGCCAGACGGTTATTTAAAACTGGATTTCAAGCCTCTGGGAAAACTACCCACAGCGGAACAGATTGAAAAGAATTACGACCATTCCGCCCCGATTAAAGACCAGCATCAAGCATTGAAGGTGACAGAATGAGAGTAAAAATACTGAAAGATTTTAAAGGCTCGCCAGACGGTAGCACGGTACTGGATTTTAAGGCCGGGGAAGAATCCGACCTAAACGATTACTTATATTCGGCTATCGACAAATCATGGGTTCAGCCCCTTGACGGCCAGCCGGTCGAGATAGAAAACAAGGCCATCATCACCGAGGGCAAGACCCGAAAGCCGCGTAAATGATATACGGCACTACCGCCTTTTCAGAGGCGTCATTCTCGGCGGAAGCTGTACCCGTAATCTCGTATGCAACACCGGTTATCCGGGTTACATACATCGACACAGACGGACGCACTTACTATTACGGCGACCTCGACAACCGGCTTATCTACCTTGACACAGACGACAGGGTTTATGTCATTCAAGCAGCCGACAGGATAGCCGTAATCGAAGCGTCGGATAGAACTGTATCCACTGGCAGCAACCGCGTTACTAAATCAAATATCGGGATTCATTAATGGAACACGTAATCGCTAAAAACTCGGCAGATGATATTGATTATACGATTGACTGGTCGGATGACTTGGCGACCGGGGAATCCATAGCCACATCAACATGGACGGCGGATGCCGGGATCACCCTGTCAGACGACACCGACACGGCGACCACATCCACCACGTTCATAACAGGCGGCACGGCAGGCGTTAAATACAAGGTGAATTGCGTAATCGTCACCGATAACAACCCGACGCGCACACTCAAGAAAACTTTAATCGTTCCGGTGAAAGGATAATGGCACTCGTATTATTTGCACCACCCGCAGATGAGCCGGTAGACCTGGCGGAAGCAAAGGCGCATTTGCGTGTATCAACTACGGATGATGATGTCTATATCCAGCAGCTGATTGTTGCCGCAAGGCGATGGGCGGAACATTTCACGCAACGTTCACTGGTCACGCAGACATGGGACTGGTACATGGATAACGGGTTTCCGGGCGAAATATTCAAAGTCCCGCAAGCCCCTTTGCAGTCTGTAACCTACATTAAATATATAGACGTCAACGGCACAGAGCAGACTTTAAGCACAAGTATCTATACGGTCGATAATAAGTCTGAACCCGGACGGATATACGAATCCTACAATCAGGACTGGCCGGACGTTCTGGATACATTTAACAACGTCAATATCCGGTTTATTGCTGGATATGGAACACCCGAAGACGTCCCGGAAGACTTTGCCCACGCTATCAAGATTATGATAGCCCATATGTATGAGCATCGGGAACCGGTTATTGTAGGCGCGACTATCAGCAACGTTCCTGAAAGCGCTGAAGCCTTGCTGTGGCCTTACAGGGTCTATGTGCCTTCAGTAACGCCTAATTCCACATTATGAGAGCCGGACTTTTACGCCACAAGCTATCAATCCAGTCGGCGAGCACGACAGATGGAACACTTGGCAAGGCGCAAACGGTTTCATATACCACCGTCAAGACTGTAAACGGGGATATTCGACCGTTAACCGGGCGGGAGTTCGTGAACGCAAAAGCAAACGACGCCAGTGTAACGCATGAGATTACAATCCGTTATTACGAAGGACTAACCCCGCGCCACCGTTTCATGTTCGGAACTAGGGTATTCAACATCGAGCAAATCCGCAACATTGAAGAACGCAACCGAATGATGATTGTTATGGTGAAAGAGGATGTCTAGTCCGTTTGTTGATATTTCGCTGATTGGCGATAAGAAGCTGGCCGAGACATTCAAGAAGATGGCTTTCAAGGGGCAGAAAAAGGTATTCAGGCAGGCCGTCAGGGAAGCGTCAAAGCCGATACTTCAAAAAGCAAAGGAACTCGTGCCGGTTGATACGGGTAATTTACGGGATAGTCTAAAACTCCGCGCCCTGCCATTCCGTCCCGGCGTTATCGGCGTAACCGTCATGACCGGCAAACGGTCAGAATTAGGCATAGCCGCAGATGATAAACACTTCTATCCGGCATTCATTGAATACCGGCACAAATCCTATTTACGGGCAGCGCTTGACGCAGATCCAAACGCCACCCGGCAAAGAGTGGCAGACGGTATCCGTAAACGCATCGGGGAACTGGTTTAATGGGTATTAAAACCGCTTTATACAGTCACCTGAAAGGCGCTTACGGGACTACATTCACGGCCAACGCATCGACGGACGTTCTGACCGGCTCAGGTCATGCCCGGATAAGCGGCGATAAGGTCAGACTGACAACGACCGGGACGCTTCCGGGTGGACTTGCTATCAATACAGATTACTTTGTTCGTGACGTGTCAGGCTCGACGTTCAAACTGGCCGCGACTGTAGGCGGGGCGGCGATAGACATTACCAGCACCGGCACAGGCGTCCACAGTCTCGGCACTCAGGTTACAGGCATCGTCGCTGACCGCATCTATTACAGCAGGGCAGACCAGAACCCGACAGACCCATACATAACCTACAGAACAATATCCGAAGTCAGAAACCACCATTTAAGCGCCCCTGATGGCCTTGTCCGGGCGCGTATCCAGTTCGACATATACGCCAGTTCGCCGGTCAATATCGTTAACGGCATCGAGGCGCTCAGGCAGTGTCTTGACGGCTACGACAAAGCAATGGGAACGGAAGCCCTAGACGTTCGGCTGATCAAGCTGGAAGACGTTATTGATGACGTATCAAGCCCGGTTCATGCAGACGAAACCGGATTACACACCGCAAGCATAGATTTCTTTTTTCACTACGCAGAATCAATCCCTGCACATTAAGGAGATATAAACAATGGCAGCAATAACCCCCGATCTTGGTCACGGCACCGCGATTGCTTTTCAATCCGGATTTTTAGCAAAGCTGCTATCAGTAACATGGGGCGGGATAGAGCGCTCCGCAGTAGAAACAACCGTCCTTGACACGTCAGGCGGCAAGACGTTTATGCCGGGCGACAACTACGATCCAGGCGAGCTAACAGTGGAAATGCAGTTCGATACCGACTCTGCATACATCACCGCATTAACGGCGGCAGCGGAGACCGTGACAATCACATGGCCTGACGCTGAAACAGCCGCGTGCAGCGGGTTTGTTACGGGCTTTGAGATTGGTAACGTCACGAACGAGGGCGTAATGACCGCCACCGTAACCATCAAACTGACCGGCACGATTACCCCGTAATGTTGACACGCGATCAAATCCTGGCGGCGGATGACTTGCCTCGTGAACTTGTCAAGGTGCCTGAATGGGGCGGAGAGGTTTACGTTCGGACAATGACTGGCATTGAGCGTGACAGATGGGAAATACAGGTTGTTGCCAGCAACAAGAAATCATCCCCGGAAAATATCCGGGCGATGATGGCCGCGCTCACGGTCTGCGACGAAAACAACAATCTGTTATTCACGCAAGATGACGTTGAAGCATTAGGCAAGAAGTCGGCGGCGGCGCTTGACCGTGTATTACAAGCGGCAATGTCGCTGAATCAAATTAGTCAATCCGCAGTCGAGGAACTGGAAAAAAACTAACAGAGCGCCCGGAGCGTCGTTTTTGGTTCCGCCTTGCTAAAGAGCTTGGCATGAGCGTCAGGCAGGCGCAGTTACAAATATCCAGCAGCGAGTTTTCTGAATGGGCCGCTTATTCAGCCCTTGAGCCGTTCGGAGAAGAGCGCGCAGATATGCGCAGCGCAATTATTGCCTGTGTTATCGCAAACTCCAATCGCGGCAAAAATCAACCACCATTCAAAGTCTCTGACTTTATGCCGAAATTTGGACGCAAAAAACCGCAGACATGGCAAGAAATGAAAGCCAGATTCAAAACCTTTGCAGCACTCCATAACGAGAAAATAAAGAATGGCTAACGCAGGCTCACTATACGTTTCAATCCTTGCCCGTACCGGCGGATTCAGCAAGGGCATGAAACAGGTCAATAAGCAGCTTACGCAATTCAGAAACGCCTTTAGCGTGTCCACGATGGCCGCTGGCGTCGGTATTGCGGCGATGATTAAGAAGGAAATGGATCAAATATCATCGACAGGGAAGCTGGCGGAAAGGCTTGGAGCAAGCACTGAGGCGCTGGCCGCATTTCGTGAGGTCGCGCAGGATGCGGGTGTTGAATTTGGCGTGGTATCAAAAGGCATTGAAAAGCTGTCAGTGTCGGCTGGTAATGCCGCGCTCGGCAACAAGGCTATGACAGAGGCTTTTGCTTTTCTCGGAATTAGCATTAAGGACATAAATAAGATGTCGCCTGACAGCCTTATGATTCGTGTCGCTGGCGGTCTGGATAAAATACAGAATTCATCGCAACGGGCAGCAATGGCACAAAAGATATTCGGCAAGGGCGGCGTTGCTTTACTTGGTTTTATGAGCGGCCTGAGAGAAAAGACGGCAGAAGCGGCAAGTGAGAATATCAAACTTGGGCTTTCCTATTCTAAAGTAGATGCTCAAAGTGTCATTGACGCCAAGATTGCTATAGCCAACCTGTCTGACGTAATGACCGGACTGTTTACGCAACTGACTGTGCAGCTTGCCCCCAAGATAGAGGAAGCTGCGACTTGGCTTTTCGGTATGGGCGTGGCTGGCGATAGCATGGCGATGAAAGTCGGCAGAGGGATTGATAATGTCTCAGCCGGATTTAATGTCGCCAGAAACATGATTTTAGAGGCAGCAGCAGCGGTATCGACGCTGAATAACGCAATTCTAACAAGTTCGCCAGCCGCTAAATTGCTGGACTGGGCGACCGGCGGGAAACTCAGCGGGCTTAATACTGCGTTGGGCGAGGGGTTTTCGGCGGCTGTCAAGTCTCCGTTTGACAACATGCCGGACATGAGAGATAGCGGAATTACAAAGGGTGGCTGGACGCGTTCAGAAAAGAAGATAGACACCACTAATAAGATATTAACCGAAATTCTGAAAAAGACCGGCACAACTCCGGCGGTGTTTAACTGATGGCCGTTATATCCGAAATCAAAGACGGCGGCAGCGTATCATTCGGGCAGGATGGCGTGCAATGCACCCGTATTTTCTTTGTAACCGAATTGGTCGGGGCGGTAACGCGGCGGCTATATGATGCGGCATTCGTGTCCGGCGTCCCGAGACGCGGCGAGGCGCACCCGTCCATACCGTCAATCATCGCCACCAGCGTTCAGGTCGAGCCGATAGAGTCTGGGGCAAAGGTAACTGTAAATTACCAGCAGCCAGCCTATGACGCGAAAGAGCCTGACGAAACAGAGCAGGCAATAATCAGGGTCGGGTCAACAGTTCAGGAAGCCAGCACAAGCCGCGACAAGGACGGGGAAGTTATCAAGGTGAAGTTTACCTATGTGCCTGTTGATGAAGACGGGAATCAGGGCGAGCAGATAACGATTGATTATGTCCCTGTTCTTTTGTATCAAGTGGCAAGCTCTACCCTTGACTACCAGCGCCGGGAATCACGCAACCCCATGCAGAAGTCCATAAAGTACACGGCAAATGTCAATAAGTTCGATATTGCCGGGTTCAAGGCAAGGACGCTGCTATGCGCTGGTATTGACGGCGAATCCTCAGACGGCGGGGTAAGCTACCTTGTAACCTACCGTTTCCAGTACAACCCTGACACATGGGACGCGGAGTTTTTCTATATCGATCCAGAGACCGGACAGCCGCATCAGGACGTGACTGTGCAGCCGGCCAACGGATACGGCACCGCAAAGATTTACAAAGAACTGGACTTCTCGGCTCTCAATGTCATTCGATAAATCCACCCGCAGAATATCGCCACCCAGAAAAGGGCAGGCGATAACGGCAAGGAAAGTATCAGAGCCTTTCGACATCCTGAATCAGTTGAATTCGGGAATATCGCCAATTCAGCAGGCCAGAAGTACGGGAAAGACCGTAAACATATCGGTCGGGCGGTTTGTCATAACCAGTATTGCGAATGATTACCTTGTTTGCAGGGAATATGACGGTACTGAGCGCGGAACCTCGGACGTTTATGTAGCGCGTCCATACCTGTTACGGGCAAGCATGGCATCCAGAAACGGGGTCACATACACCTACAGTAATTCGCAGACCCGTTCGGCAACGGACGACGTGGACACGGAGACGCAGGAAGTCACGCCTGATTACGTTGTCGATGACGAAATATACGCAATCCGGGGAATCGTCAGGGGTAGCGGGGTATTCTCCGACCCGAACGAAACCCGCAAGATTGAATGGCTTGATTTAAACATTGACGCCCGGGCATGGGCGGCTATACAGGAGTAATACATGGCAACAATTTACTTTATCGGCGGGGCAACGGCAGTAGCTCAGGTCTGGACAGGCGTAATCACGGCAGTTGACGCAACCCCGGCAAACAACACGTTCACGGTCACTATCGGCGGGATATCCGTCACGGTCACGGGCGTTACCAGCGTAGCGGCAACGGCAACGGCATTGAGATCCGCATTAAATGCCAGCACTCACCCGTACTTCTCGAGTATCACCTGGTCAGGAACTGCGGGCGACATCATCGGGACCGGAGACGTTGCAGGCGTTCCGTTTATCGCTGCACTGACAAAGGCCGGGGCAGGCACAGGAACGGTCACGGACTTTGCAGTAACAACCGCTTGCGCTGGACCGTCTCACTGGTCAACGGCGGCAAACTGGTCAGGCGGGGCGGTCCCGGTTGATGCTGACAATGTAATCATCGCCAACATATCGCAGAATATCTGCTACGGCTTGAGCCAGTCGGCCATCAATCTGGGATACCTCAGAATCGAACAGACCTACACCGGCAAGATTGGATTACCGTCTTTCAAGTTCGCCACCACCGGCACAGATGCAGAAGTATTTAACACGTCATTCCCCGAATACCGCGAACAGTATTTGGATATAGACTTCGACACTTGCGACATCGGCCAGCATTTCGGGACAGGTGCGCCAAGCGGTTCCAGGCGGATAAAAATCAAGAATTCAACCACAAACGCTTCGGTTATCACTGTCCACAATACCGGCTCGGCGCCAGAGGAAACCGGCATGACGGCGGTTCAGCTCATCACAGGCCACGCAGACCATGACGTATATGTCAGGGGAGCAAGGGCAGGGGTAGGTATCGCCACAGGCAAGCCCGGAGAGACGGCCACAGTCGGAACCGTAGCAGTTTCGGCAGAGGATACCCAGACACAAGTAATCATCGGCCCCGGCACGACCATAACTGACTTTAGTCAGAACGGGGGCAATAACCAGCTTCAGGCGGCGGCTACCATCACATCGGTTCTGGTCAACGATGGAATATTAACGCTGGACGGCGACTATACAATCACCACCCTGACGGTTAACGGCGGGACGGTTTACGACAACCACAAAAAGAGTTCTGGCAATGCGGTTACAACGGCCACGATAAACGGCGGGTCTGTTGACCTGTCCGGCAGTTCCGAGCCTAGAACATGGGCGACGGTCAACCCGGACGGCGGATCAATCAAGGCGGATTTCTCCGTGGTTACATTCACCACGACAGACGAGCCGGCTGGACTGAAAACGATACAGGTTAGCTGATGGGTAAGTTTGCGAACGACAATGTTCTGGATGACGGCCTAGACCTAATCAAGAATAATTGCAATGTGCAAATAGCTTGCTCGGCACAGCCTACAACAAGGACGCAAGCTGTAACAACTTATGCACTGGCTGACGTTGCTATGTCATCCAGCGACTTTACGGTACAGGATAACGGCTCATCTGGCCGCGAATTGGTTATTGCAGCAAAAGCGGCAGTTCCAGTAGACACAACCGGCACAATTACACATCTCGCGCTTGTAAGCAGCACTGACCTGCTTTTCGTCACAACTACCGGTTCGCTACCAGTCGCAGACACCGAGACAATAGCAATCCCTGAATGGAAAATCAGGGTTAACGACCCAACGTGACAATAGGCAATCTCAGCAAGTCACAGCTTGGCGCTTTTGTCAGGTCGGCGCTTGGCGCAAAGGGCTATATCACGGCGGATACTGGCATCGGATTAATCCGGCTTTTCGCTACCGCTTCAGGCGGGAATTATATCTATTCTGACACACTGGCGGCATGGGTTAATTTAAACACAATACTGACCAGCTATGGCAATGGCGCTGGCAATTCACAAAGATGGTTCTTGCGCGGCAGAAGCATAGGCGGGGCAAGCGTCTTTTACTCTCCTGAAACTCCTGAAACCGGGCTAGATGAGGCTGGTTTGTTCGACGCAGATGAGCCGCAAGGATCGAGAAAAAGGACATTAGCAAGCGATGGAAGCCAGTTATTTATTGTGTTTGAAGTTGAAGCTACGGCTTTGTTCGCAGCGGCGTATAGAGAGACGGATGATCCACAGTGGCGGCGTTTAGGCTGTGAATTTTCGTCTGGGTTTGGGGCTCCTCCGTCCACATTAACAAGGATGGATTTGCTATCTACTAATTTCGGCCTTTATTGTACGGCAGAAGGGCAGTGGCTACAAAGGTACAACTCATCGCTCGACGAATGGGAGCAGGTAGAAGCCATAGCATTCACTGATTTTGGGCGCGTTCACGCAATGATGTATGACGGCGTTTTCAGGGTGATAAATGGCGAGGGGATATACTCAGTTGTAAGCGAGAGCTTAGACACAACAGAATCATGGTCGTTACAGCTTGATATTACGCCAATTTCTCCTAGTGGTCATATTCTCCCGCGCACGCTCGCATATGATGGCACCGATTACTATTTTGCTACAGAAGTATCGGCGTCCAGCAGCCGGATATATAAAAACACCACACTGATCGCAACTACCAGCGGCGGCGAAGTGAAAAGCATAGTAAAGGCAGATGGCTACATGGTAATTGCTGGAAGCTATACATCACTTACCCCGACTTCATTATCAGCAATATCAGGCTCGGTTCATAAGCTATTATCAGGCACGTTTACCGCTTTTGGTTCGATTACTTCCATAACTTCCCTGTTCTATACGAATGATGATTTATATCTATCAATCAAGCCTGCTGATGCAACTATCACAACTTCGTCAGATAACGTGTCTGTTACTGTTGATTCTGGAGAGATAACAGTAGACTCAATAACTCCGTCTTCAGGCTCGACCGCTGGCGGTACGGCAGTCACCATTAGCGGGTCTGGGTTTACTGCAACTTGTGAAGTATATATGTACGACGACACAAACGAGGAAATAGCGGCAAACATAGTTTTTGTAAGCGATACCGAAATAACTTGTGAAACTCCGGCGTGGCCGTATGGTGCTGGTCTGGTTTCTATTCTGGTTTATGACCCGGGATTTGCTGAAGGCGATCTGATTGACGGGTATGAGTATACCTAGTCAAGATAGTAAATATATATCGCAAAAGATTCCCCGCCTCGGGCTATCTGCACCTCTGCCGGGTTGCCGCCTACTGTGCCGCGATATGTTCCGCCGTATTCATAACATGAAGTAAAACCGGCGGCATCTGCGAAAGACGAAATGGATGAACCAAGCGTAGTCGCTGGTCTGTCTGGATCTTCGTATCCGGCGCTTTCGTATCGCCCCTTGCCGATAATCACAGCCCCGTCTCCGCACCAGTCAGTATCTTGGTCAAACGCGGTCTGGAATCTCAAATAGTTAGGTTCAGCCGCAACGCTGGCCGACAAACAAATAATCATCAATATTAAATATCTCATAGGCAAACTATAGCACATGGCTTTACAGATTGCAGATAGGGTCAGAGAATTAACAACCACCAGCGGCACCGGAACGGTTAATCTCGCTGGCGCAACGGCTGGATTTCAGACGTTTGTTGCAGGAATCGGGACGGGGAATACCTGTCATTACCTGCTGCTGGACGGCACGGCATGGGAAACGGGTGTCGGGACGGTTACGGACGGCACGCCTGATACGTTAAGCCGGGATACGGTAATTGCGTCCAGTAACGCAGGGGCGAAGATTGACTTGTCGGGAGGGGAAACGGCGGTTTTATGCACTCTGCCAGGGTCGGCCAGTCATATCCGGTCTGCTATTCAACTGTCCACAAAAGCCGAATTTGACACCGCCCTTACGGACGGGAATTTCGCCTTCTCCGGCGGCGCTTTCCATAACGGGTTTTCGGATTATGTTGCAGCACAACACATCGACTGGACATCCACATCCAGCAATTTCAACACATCCGGCTCAGTCACGTCCGGCGCACTCACGGCAAGCGGGAACGTCACGCTCGGAGACGCCTCTGCCGACACGCTGACGATTAATGCGGGGACGTGGACGATAGGTAGTAATTATACGGCAACACGCGCAGCCGGAACGCAAGCCGCAGGGCAGGTATTTTTAACAAATAACGTATTCAGTGCATCCGGCGATGCTGGCGGGACATCGGATATACGGGCAATCAGGGCTAACCTGACCGCTGAAGGCTCAAACAATATAGCGCAAGCGACTGCTTTTAACTCAAGGGCAATAAATCAATCTTCCGGCACAGTCACAACGCTTCGCGCGAATCTATTTGCGGCTGGCTCTGACACGTCTGCAACAACTAGCGTAGTAGTCGGATGTGAAGGCAGTTTGTTCCTAATCAACACCGGAAATATCACGAATGCCGCCGGATTTATTGCGTCTTCCCCGACATTCCTAAGCACCGGCAACATTACAAACATAGCGGGGTTTCAGGTTGGCAACATAGGCAACGCCACCCGAATTACCAATGCAAGGTCATTCCTTGCCGAAAACTTGACAGTCTCCGGCACTTTGACAGTATCTTTCCAGTCCCAACAAAACAGCGGCACCGGCGCATGGGGCTTTCTCCACACGGGAACGGCGAATAATGCGTTTAATGGCAATGTAAGGATTGGTTCAAATACCGCCCCGACAGTAGCTTGCGATGTAACCGGCGCAGTCTATTCTTCAACAGTAGTAAAAACAGGCGGCTATACCGTAGCAACTTTACCCGCTGGCGTAGTCGGAATGAGGGCTTATGTAACAGATGCGCTTGCCCCTGCATTTCTTGTGGCTTTAGTAGGTGGCGGGGCTGTTAATTGCCCCGCTTATTATAACGGCGCGGCATGGGTTGCCGGATAGGAGAAAATATGCCAACAATTACCATTGATATGACAGCACCGCAGGCTAACAGACTAGCAGACGCATGGGAGGAAATGTACGGCGTCAGGCCAGACTTGGCTACCGTAAAAACCCATCTTGTGCGGGAATTGAAAGCGATTGTTCTGCACGGCGAAAAGCAGAAAGCGGAAAGAGCAGCGGCAAGCCCGGCTAGTTTCGATATAGCGTAACGGACGCGCTGGATGGGGTGTAATTTGCTGTGCCCCAAATCGCGCCCCACTTGTGTCCCGTAATACTAGAAATGCCTGTTATTAGCCTATATAAATCAATAACTTATGCTAT